TGGACGAAGCCCTATGAAGTGTTGAGCTTGGGCGAGCGATTCAGGGCTGATCTGGCGCGCTCTCTTGAAGATAACGCGATCATTGATGAATTCACGAGCGTTGTAGATCGTAATGTCGCGGTGAGCGCTTCGAAGGCAATGCGCAAATATATTGCAGCGAAGGGCATTAAGCGAGTCGTTATCGCGAGCTGCCATCGCGATGTGTTGCCATGGTTGCAGCCAGATTGGGTGATCGATACAGACACCCGAAGCTGGGCGCTGCGACCGCGGGAGTGTCTTCAACAACCGGATATCACTATTGAAATTTATCCCGCGACAAGAGAAGCTTGGAAGCTTTTCGGTTCGCACCACTATCTGACGGCAGAGCTATCGAAGAGCGCGCAGAAGTTTATTGCGCTGTGGAACGGCACGATTGTCGGCTTCGCAAGCTCATTAAGTTTCCCGCACGCCAAGATTAAGCATGCGTATCGCGAAACCAGAACGGTGGTGCTGCCAGACTTTCAAGGGTTAGGGATAGGCGTTCGATTGAGCGACTGGCTCGCAGCCTTTCATAAGTCTCAGGGGCATCGCTACTACTCTCGAACGACGCATCCACGCATGGGTGAATATCGCAATCGCTCTGCTAACTGGCGCGCGACTGCAAGCTCTGGACGAAAGCAATCGGCCGTAGGTGCAACCAGCGCATTTAAAAAGAAAGAAGGCGCTGCTACATGGCAGATAGACTTAAACAGGCTGGCTTACTCTCACGAATACATCGGGCCAGGACTCGACCCTGATACGCTGCCAACAACAGCGCCAGAGTGGAGAGAGAAGCGACCAGAATTTGTCATCACTAAATCATTGGAACAAAGTAAGCTCTTTGATACTATTTGAACAGAGGACCCAAGTGTCTACGCCGTTCGCTTCGGTGATCGGCCCAGCTCCCGCCGCGTTGTCCTCCGCGGCGGGAGTGCTACTACATAAGGAGGGCTAATGGCTGCACCTGATCGATGGAAGCGCCTAGAAGATTGGGTGAGCTACGCCAAGTCTTCAATGAATCTCGATGCGTGGCAGATTGAAATTCTGCGCGATGCCGCAGATGTTGAAGCACATGCAGACATTGCACCACACAGCCAAGCATACACGGCAGAGCTGCGTGTTAGCCATGACTTTTTCAGACAGACACCAGAAAGACAGCGCGACATTCTTACGCATGAGCTGGTCCATTTGATCATGCGACAGGATCAGATTGTCGAGAGTCTTGAGCCATCGCTGGGCAAGCTTGCATGGTCTGTGTTCGAGCCACAATACGAGGACGCGACAGAGAGAGCGACCGACCACATTGCGCGCATCATTGCGCAACAGCTGGAGCTTCCTTCGCTGCCGCGCTCATGAATTTTAATCGTCCCTGTTTAGATTGCGGGACTCTCACGAGTGAGGGCAACAGATGCGAGCTGCATCGTAAAGCTGCCGTTAATCGATGGCGTGCCATGAGAGGACCTAGCCCGTACATGGACCCTGCATGGAAGAAGCTCAGCGCAACGCTTAGACTTAAGCGACCATGGTGCGAGATATGCGGAACACGAGAGGACTTAACCGTCGATCACCTCGACCCGATCAGCAAGGGCGGACCGCTGCTAGCGCCAGAGCATCGCTTGCGCGTTGTCTGTCGCACATGCCATGGCAGAATAACGAAACATAAAAAGGAGGACAGATGAGTAGAATTGCGTGGTACTCAAATGCTTGCCATATCCCTAGCGGGTACGGCATGCAGACAGCGCAGGTTGTGCATCGCATGGCAAAGGATGGTCATGAAGTCGCGATCAGCGCGAATCACGGCGCTAGCGTCATGATGAATTGCGCACATGGACACCCGATCTTTCCTGAAGGTCTGATCAGATACTCGCTCGATGCAGCACCAGAAGCAATGAACGGGTGGATTGATAATAAGCCAGGCTTCGGCGTTATTCTGTTCGACTTGTGGCCACTAGTAGGCATTGAAGCGTTTAAGCATATGAAGCTTGCATGCTGGACGCCTGTTGATCATGACCCTGCGCCACCAATGGTTGCTAAGTTTCTTAAAGACGGACAGCATCACGCAATTGCCATGAGCGAATTCGGTGCCGCTAAACTTCAAGAGGCTGGAATCAGTAAAGAGCTTATTACATATATCCCGCATGCAATTGATCGCAGCGTATGGCAAGACAAGGGACAAGATGCGCGAGAGCAGCTAGGCGTGCCTCGTCATGCACATTTGACCGTCATCAATGCTGCCAACCGTGGGCGCGTCCCTATTCGTAAAGCATTCGCGGAGATGCTTGAAGGGTGGTGGCAATTCGCTAAAGATAAGAAGGACGCTTATCTGATGGTGCATACAGAGCCGAACGGTCATAGCGAAGGCATGAACCTTCCGCGCTTCATTGGTGCTATTGGTGCAGACGCGCAGCGCGTGCGCTACCCGCACCCGGTACACTTTCGCAATGGCATTCCAGACACAGCGCTTGCAACAATGTATAGCGCAGCGGATGTAATTCTCGCGACCAGCATGGGCGAAGGCTTTGGCATTCCTGTGATTGAAGCACAGAGCTGCGGCACACCCGCGATTGTGTCTGACTTCAGCGCACAACCAGAATTGCTTGGACCTCACGGCGTTCGAATCTCTGGACAACATTCATGGGACGAGTATCAACAAAGCTTCTGGACTATCCCTAACATTAAAGAGATTACACAGGCGCTTCACGATAACTATGATGAAACAACTGCAAGCATGATTGATCGAAAAGCGATTGCAGAATCAATGACGCGCTACGATGCAGATAAGGTATACAGCGAGCGATGGCGTCCGCTGATCGAACGCATGACCAGCTACAAAAAGCCAGCGCTAACGCAGACAATGAATCGAGCGCAGCGCCGTGCATCGAAGGGGTAGGGCTATCCCGAATCTAGATAAGCACGAATGCAGGGTAGCCAGCGCCGAGTAGCACGCATGCAGCGTCAGGATAGAGCGCTGGGGGTAATTGAACATGCCAGGACCTAAAGCTACACCGAATGAATTGAAGGCGAAGCGCGGGACTTTGAGGAATCGTGGTGCCGTTGCGCAGCTTAAAGCTTCGCTTCCTCGATTGAGCGACATGGAGGCACCAGAGGATTTGGGACCGATCGCCGCGGTGGCGTATGCTCGCATCGTTCAGCACGCCAATGAATGGCTAGCGGCAAGCGATATGGATGCGGTTGCACAAATGGCAAAGGCGCTTCAAAGACATGCAGAGCTTTCAGCGAAACTCGCTCAAGATGGACCAGTCTTATATACAGATAAAGGATATGCATATGCTCATCCTGCGGCAGGCATGCTGAATAGCACGGAGGACTCAATACGAAAATGGGCAGCGACATTAGGACTGACGGCGAGCGACAGAGTGAAGCTGGGTCTGGTCATGGTCGAGGGAAGAAGCAAGCTGGAAGAATTCGCAAGGCGAGCGAAGGAAGCCTAACGGCTTGGCCTCCTCGTTGGTTGACACCAACGCCGGAGGCTGATCTAGCACGCTCTCTTGGCGATGAAGTAGCGGACTTCGCGGAAGCTCTTGTACCTATTGCCAAAGATTCGATAGCTGGACGCAGCGGAGAGCCTATCGTCTTTCGTAATTGGCAGCGACAACTTCTACGACATGCGCTAGCGCGCAGGGAAGATAAGACTTTCACACATCGCATTTACCTTGCAGGCGCAGGACGCAAGAATGGAAAGACTGCGCTTATCTCTGTTCTGCCAATCTACTTCGGCTTGTTCGGGGATCACGGAGGCGAAATCTACTCGGCTGCCGCCGATCGCGACCAGGCTAAGTTGGTCATGTCGCATGCGAAGAGAGCTGTTGAGCTGCAACCAGAATTCGCAGGGCAAATCAGAATCTTTCGCGATGCGCTTGAATTCAAAAACACAGGCACGATTTATCGAGCGCTCTCAAGCGAAGCATTCACAAAAGAAGGTCTAAGCGCTTCGCTAGTAATCGCAGACGAATTGGCAGCATGGCCATCGCGCGATCTATTCGATGTGCTTTCGCTCTCAATGGGTGCGCGACGCTCTCCGCTCATGGTTGCAATTACTACAGCTGGCGCGCGCATTGATACAAAGGGACAGGACAGCATTGCGTTCACGCTATATCAGCTCGCGAAGCGTCGCATTGCCGGCGAGCATCAAGACGAAACACTCGGCATGGCATGGTGGGAAGCTGGCGTTGGTGCGTATCTTGATCCTGAGCGTTGGGCGGAAGCCAATCCAGGTCTACTCTCTGAACCGCCAATCCTTTCAATGGACGATTTAGTTTCTGCGCAGAAGCGCACGCCAGAAGGCGAGTTTAGAACCAAGCGCTTAAATGAATTTGTTGCAAGCTCGACAGCGTGGATCCCGTCTGGAGCGTGGGACGCTTGCGCAGATGACACGCTCAAGCTTGAGCCGAAGGATCGCATTGTGATCGGCTATGACGGCAGCTTCAGCAATGACTCAACGGCAATCGTCGCATGTAGAGTGAGCGATGGCGCGCTCTTCGTGCTTGGGCATTGGGAGAAGCCGCTGGACGATAATCATTGGCGCGTGCCAATTGAGGAAGTGGAAATGCGCATGGAAGAGCTTGCGCGAGTTTACGATGTTGCAGAGCTAGTCTGCGATCCGTTCAGATGGCAACGCTCAATGGAAGTCTGGCGATCCGCTGGATTACCCGTGGTTGAATTTCCTCAAACGCCGAACAGAATGGTGCCGGCTACCAGCGGCATGTTTGATGCTATTATCAATAAGAGGCTTAAGCATGACGGTGATCCGCGACTAACAAGACATGTTTCCAACGCTACGCCTTACGCATCGCGTTATGGTGTAATGCTTCGCAAGGAGCATTCAAATAAAAAGATCGACCTTGCGGTGGCTGCAATTCTCGCGCTCTCGCGAGCAATGACATTAGGCACGCAAGCACCAAGAAAACCAGCGGCGTCCGTGGAATATATTGAGCTATAGGAGAATGAATGGGACTGATTGATCGAATCCTTGGCCGAGAAATTCAAGAGGAAACACGAGTCGTATCTCCATGGTGGCCAAGCGATCTTCCGCAGAAGGCAGCTGGCGTACACATTACGGAAGAAAACGCGACCAGCATTGGCGCCGTATATGCGGCGGTGAAGTTGTACGCCGACACGGTGGCGAGTCTTCCTTGGGACACTTACATCCGCATTGACGGAACGCGTCGACCGTATCGTCCGCGTCCGCGATGGATGGATCAGCCTGTTCTCAATAACCCCAACTATACCAGCTTTGATTTCAAGCACCGCATTGTGTCCAGCCTTTTGCTCGACGGCAATGCCTTCATTCTTACGATTCGTAGCAGCACCGATGAGGTGATGGAAGCGCGCGTTCTTGATCCACAGAAGGTTGAGATTATTCACGGACCAGACGGCGAGCCTCTTTACAAAATCACCACACGAGAAGGTGCATCAACGCTTGGTGCGGATGCGATTATTCACATTGCGCTATTCGCCACAGGCGAGAACATGCGCGGGCTTTCACCTGTTGAGCATCACAGGACAACGCTTGGACTTGCAAGCGCAACGCAGCTTTTCGGGGCGCGGTTCTTCGAACAAGGCGCAACCGTCGGCGGCGTAGTGAAGGTGCCGGGCGAGCTGTCTTCAGAGCAGGCAGAGAATCTGCGCGCGGGATTTGCGCGAAGACATGAAGGTCTTGACCGAGCTTGGCGCGTAGCCGTTCTAACGGGTGGCGCAGACTATTCGCAAATGAGCGTTAAGCTCTCTGATCTTCAGCTCATGGAAACTATGCATTATGGCGTGGAAGCAATTGCCAGAATTTATGGCGTGCCGCTGCATCTGCTTCAGTATCCCGGCGGCAACACCTCATATGCCTCAACGGAAGTTATTGGCATTGAATGGTTGCGACTCGGACTCGGACCGCTTGTTTCACGCCTGGAGTCAGCGCTTCAGCGTCTTATTATTGGCGACACAACATTTATTAAATTCACTCTTGACGGATTGCTTCGCGCAACCACTCAAGAAAGATACACGAGCTACGCTACCGCCTTGAATAATGGCTTCTTGAATATTAATGAAGTGAGGGCGCTGGAAGACAGAGCGCCGATCGGACCTGCAGGTGATGAGTATTGGAAGCCACTAAATATTGGCGTAGTGGGACAGGAGGAGCCGCAGCCATGAGCTACATAATTACCGACATTGACGGCACGCTAACGACGAGCGGCGATACGCCTAATCAGTCATTCATTGATTGGCTTAAATCATATGTTCAGGATAGCGGCGATGAAGTAATCATTGTGAGCGCGCGACCAATTGCGCGGCTCGCAGAAACAGAGGAATGGCTAAAAGATAACAGCGTCCCTTATTCGCAGATTTATCTTCAGGACTTTAACGAAGCTGGTGGACCGGCTGTAAACGAGGCTTTTAAGGCATACAAATATTCAAAGCTTCAAGAGGAATACGGGGACGATATCGAATTTCTTGTGGACAATGATCCAGAAGCTCGCGACGCAGCCCAGGGAATGGGCATTGATGCTTACACGCCGGACGAGGCGATGAAGCTTGGCATGTCGGAGGAAGAGGATGAGGCGCGAGTCTTAATCGATGTGCCGGAATTCATTCAGCGCGCCGCTGAAAGAGGACTGGTCTATTATGAAGATGATAAGGGCGGAGATGGGCTGCAACCGCAGACGGTTGAAGAGGCTCGCCAGCTGAGGGCTGGCAAGGCAGAGGACGAAAAAGTGGTCCGCATGCGCGCATGGATTTTGCGACATCGCGGCGATTGGGAAGGAGTGTCGCAGAATAGCGATGCGCAAGATGAAAACTTCCCTGGTCCAGGAGCTGTTGCTGCCTACCTTTGGGGCGTGGACCCTACGGCAGAGAATGGCGCTGATCGTGTTCTCCGATGGGCGGATGGCGTGATCGGCGCGGAAGAAAGGTTTGACATGCGAAACATTGAAACTCGTGCGCTTCCAATGGGGGACTTTGCGGTCTCCGATGACGAAGACGGGCAGAAAACATTTAGCGGATATGCTGCGCTGTTCAATCAGCCAAGCGCTGGTCTGCCATTCGTTGAGATAATTGCGCCTGGTGCGTTCAAGCGAACACTCTCGCGCGCTTCAGCTGGAAGCAAAATTATTTCCTTCCTCTTCGGGCATGATGAAACACGGGCGCTTGCAACAACCGCGAGCGGACGGCTTATGCTCTCTGAAGATGAGCGCGGGCTGCGTGTAGAAGCGAAGCTCGATCCTTCCGACCCGGACGCAGCTGGCGTTATCTCGAAGCTAACGCACGAGGCAGCGGCCATGGGCATGTCCTTCGGCTTCGCTGTACCTGCTAACGGCGATTCATGGGAAGGCGATAAGCGAACGCTTAAGGAAATTTCTCTGTTCGAGGTTAGCGTGTTGAGCGCAGGCCAAACGCCTGCATATCCTGCAACGCTCGGACTAACAGCCGTGCGCAAGCTCTCCGCCGATAAAATCGGTGTTGAGGCTGAGCGCCTAATGGATACGCTGGAGAGCATCAAGGCAGCCAGAGAGCTGTCCGAAGATGATCTCCAGGTGATTGATCAGGTCCGCGAGAAGCTCGCTCCAAAGCGCAAGTCGGTTGATCCTTCAATCGCTGCCGCGAAGCTGCGTCTTGCAGAGCTGACAGGAGAAGCGTTCTAAGGCCACGAAGCAGCCGCCCCGCTACCTGCTAGGTACGCCCGCGGCATCGCGATCCCGCCTGTAGAAGCAAAGAAACAAAAGTAGAAAGAAGGAGGCCCAAAGTGGCTGACATTAAGAAGCTTGCTGAGAAGCGAGCAAATCTTCTCACGGAGGCAACGAGCATTGTTGCCGACCTTGCGGAGAAGGGTTCCGCTCTTGAGGGTGAGGCGCAGGCGCGCTTCGAGTCCCTCACCAATGAGGCTGGCGTAATTGCTGAGGCAATTCGCAGCGAGAAGTCCGCAGCTGAGGCGCGAAGCGCCGCTGATGTGGTTCGCGCAGAGTTTGCTTCTGTGATCGCTCCTGCGACGCAGAAGGATGCCGATGAAGTCGAGGAGCTTCGCGCTCTTGGACGAAACGGCGGCTCACGCATGTTCGAATATCGTGATGTGACCAAGTCCACCGGTCTTGGAAACCCAGTCACCATTGCCGACCGTGTGAATGTGGTTGCAGCGCAGTTCAATCCATTCCTTGATCCAAACATTGTCACCGTTGTTCGAACGGCGACCGGCAACAACATCCAGTTCCCACGCGTCACCGCGCTTGGCACCGCTGGTTCAGTTGCTGAAGCTGGCACAATCACGGAGTCCGATGGCACCTTGTCGGCTCTCTCGCTGACTCCTGTAAAGTGGGCGACCATTATTCAGGTTTCCGAGGAGCTTGTTGAGGATGCTGTCTTCGACCTGGCTGGCATGATCGCGGACAAGTGCGGCGCCGAAGTGGCTGTTGCACATGGCGCGTTCGCTGGTACCGCAATCGCCGCAGCGGCAACGCTTGGCGTGACCGGTTCAGGCACGACGGTTAACCCAAATTATACCGATCTTGCCAAGCTTAAGGCATCGGTGAATCAGGTTTACCGACGCGCTCCAAAGGCGGGTTGGTTGATGAACGACACGACGCTTGGCGTGGTGACGGGTCTTGTCGATACGACAGGGCAGCCAATCTTCCGCGCGGGTGATGCGAATAACCCGGACCGCCTCCTTGGCGCTCCGATTTATTCTGCCGCATTGATCGATCTTACGGATGACACCGCAGGATCAATTCTCTTCGGAGACCTCGGAAGCATTTTCACCGCACTGGTTGGCGGAGTTAGGGTTGATGTATCCCGGGAGTTTGCCTGGAATACTGGCCTGGTGAGCTACAAAGTTGAAGTCCGCGGCGCCTCTGGCCTCGCACAGGCTTCGGCTGTTAAGAGCTTCAAGTCCGCGAATGTCTAATCTCTCGGCGTAGAGATTGAATGACGGCGGGGGCGGGCGAAAGCTCGCCCCCAATGTCTTAAGGAGAAGCAATGCTGGTTCGAATGCTCGAACATATCTTGGGGACACGCGACGGCAAGCCATGGCCACCGCGAGGCGGCATCGTTGATCTGCCAGAAGGCGAAGCGCTTGCGCTATTCGCTCACGGATACGCGCAGCCCGTAGCTGTTGCAGAGTCTTCGGGAAACACGCCCCAGAACGACCAGGCCGCTACGGAAGAGCGATCTAGCATGGAAACAGCAATGATCGAAAAGACACGCTCTGCGAAGCCCAAGCGAGCGAAGGCATGACAGAGGTTGGCGGGCGAGTTAGAAGCGCGCAATTTCAAGTCGCGGGGACAGCGATTCTGTTAGGCGTAGGAAACGCTGGAGGATCAGAGATTCACCTTCACGCTGCGGGCAATAACTCAAAAGATGTTTTAATCGGAGATGCAACGGTCACCGCAAACACGGGATTTCTTCTTGAGAAAGGGGACGAATTCACAATGATTCTTCCTGAGGGCGCGAGAGTCTATGGCGTATCAGAGGATGGATCAAGTCAAAAAGTTTATGTTCTACAAGCTGGAGGCATTTAATGTCCTACGCATCGCTCGCTGAATTTAAATCGGCAATCGGCATCGGCACAGCCGACACAACCGACGATGGCGCGCTGCAATCGGTTCTTGATGCAACGGATGCGCTGATTGATAATTACACCGACCGCAGACAAGGATTCGGCACAGCGACAGAAACTCGATATTACACAACTTCCGATTGGTCCTATGTTTTGACGGATGACATTGTGAGCGTCACCACGCTTCAGACGGACGACAATGCAGACGGCGTATATGAAACAACCTGGACGGCTGGAACGGATTTTGTTCTAGCGCCTGCAAATAACGCCCTTGACGGTTGGCCATATACAGAAATCGATACCAGCACGCCAGCACCGCGCTCTTTCCCGGTCGGTGTTTATCGCGGCGTTAAAGTAGTTGGTGTGTTCGGTTGGCCATCTGTGCCAACGGCAGTCAAGCAGGCAGCAATCATTCAAGCCGGAGCTGTCTGGTCCTCAAGAACAAGTCCATTCGGCGTGATTGGATCCGCTGATCTTGGCGGCATTCTGCGGCAGACGCGCGCGCTTCATCCAGAGGCACAAGTCTTACTCGATAGCTTCAGAAAGCGCGAGGGCTTGGCACGATGAGCATGAATGATGCGACGATCATTGCAGGGCTTGCCGCGCACCTTCAGGCGAAGACAAAGCCCAGCGGCTACACGCTTCGCGCTGTTCACCAATACCCGCCAGATAATCTTGCGGTGGTTCCAGCTGCGGTAATCGTGCCTGGTGACGATTCGATCAATTACGGCGCAGCCAATCGACAGGCAGTCTTGACATTAAACATTGTTATTTATATTCAGCCGCAAGCTGATATGGCGCGAAAGTATCAAGACCTTATGGTCTGGCGAACATGGTTGCGCGATTGTCTTTTGGACGCAGCGATGCTCAACAGCACCGACTCGGTGGCTCAAGCGTCAATTACTAGCACCTCGATTGGAACAGATACATACGCCGATCAGGACTATTTAACCATTACGGCCAATGCAGAAATTTCAGTAGTGGAGGCTTACAATGCGAGCGCATAAAAATTCAAGCGATACAATGGAAGTGAGATATGCGAAAGACTCTCTCCAGGAGGGAGAGTTTATCGCAGGACTCCCGAAAGACGGAAGCTCCGTCATTGTCCCTGCGTCAATCGCGCAGGCATGGATTAGTGCAGGCGTTGCAACGCCTGTGAAGATTGTCGTAATTAGCGACGATAAGGAGAACGAATAATGCCAGCCGCATCCGCAGGAAATGTCCTGTTCAGCAAGCTTGTTGCGTTTAAGGAAACCACGCCAGGCACTACGCCAACGCTTACAAGCGGTGGTCGTAAATTACTGGTAAGCCCGACTGGTCTTATCTCAAACGGAACGACGCTTGAGCTTGGCACAGAGCGCAGCGTTGCACTTCGCAATCCACTTATTTCAACAACCGCAACCGTTGTGTCCACAGAGCCTACGATTAGCGCAAGCGTGCCAGCGATTAGCGTTGGCGAGCTTCCTATCTGGCTCTCAATGACGAAGACGGTAAGCCCAAGCGGAACCGCTGCGCCGTATCTGTGGGACTACGATTACGCGATGGTATCTGCAAACAGCCCGACTTCCTATTCATTGGTTGCAACCGATGGAATCCAGCAATATGTTGTTGATTATTGCTTGGCAGAGTCAATCACAATTGCAGCGGATCGATCTGCTCTTACAAATCTTTCCGCAAATCTGTTCGGACAGGCAGTGACCAAGAATAGCGACACACTCGCAGACGGTGTTCCAACAAGCCCGTTTATGCCTGGGCGCTTGTGGAATTTCTATCAGCATGGCACGGCTTTCCCTGGAACGGCAGATGGGACAGCCTACGAATATTTGCTTGACTTCAGCTTGGAGTTTAGCAGCGGGATTATGAAGCAAGCCTATCTTGCAGGAACCACAAGCTTTAGCACGCATGCAGAAAGCGGACCGTTCACCGGAACATTGACAATGACGGTGAGCAGCACCGCGTCGGCTGTTTCGACATGGTACGATGCCTACCAATCAGGCACGCCGCGAGGCGTTCGTCTGTCCTGGACGAATGGAACACTCTCTGCCAACATTATGGCAATGATTATTCCGACAGAGGTTCAACAGATGGCTGGCGCAGAAGACGGGTTGACCACCATGTCGGTAACCGGAACATTGGTCTACGATCCAACGAGCGCAAAGAGTCTTCGAATTGTAGTGAATAGCGATCTGCCGGCGTTGCCGTAAGATCGAGAAGGAGGGCAAATGGAACAGAACAAGCCGGACTTTCGTAGCGTTGAAGTTGAGCTAGGCGATCCGTTTAAGGGGTGGAACGCGAAGATGCGCGCGGAGGGGATCAGCGCGCGCGTCTTCATTGATCTTCAGAGCGGAAGCGCGGAGCGTTCAATGAAAGCGCTGGAGCGTCTTATCGTAAGCCATAACTTTCTCGATGAAACTGGCAATCCAGCGGATTCGGTTCTCGATGCGCCGATGGATGCGCTTACCGAAGCGATCACAAAATGGAGCGATGCCGTAGCGGCACTCCCCCCGCGATAAGGCTGGACGCGCAGCGACTCGCCGCAGGGCGAGCGATTCAGCCTCATCCGTTAATCGTCGCTCACTTGATCGGCAAAGAGTTTGGAATCGCGCCGCATGAAGTCTTAAATTGGGAAGCGGGGGACATGCTGCGCACATTTGCGCTCATGAGCGATCTACAACCGAAGGAGAACATGCAGCGTGGCAGACGATAGGATCCAATTCTCGATAAAAGTTGATCCTAATTATGAAGCTCTGCGACGCTCTTTTCTTGAGGGGTCTAACCCTTCTGCGTATAAGCGGCTCATGTCTTTCGCTTCTGTCAATGCTGCTCGAACATTCTCTGCACCGATTAAAGCCGCAGCTCCTAGAGGCAAGACTGGAAATCTTGTTCGAAGCGTAAAGGCGAAGGGCGGCCGATACAATAAGCCGTCCGCGGTTGTCGGTCCTCTTTTCGCAGGAAGAGGCTCAAAGAAAAATCCCTGGTATCGTTGGCTCGTAACCGCTGGCACAGGCGGCACCAGACGCACAAAAAACGGCATTGTTTCTGTTAAGTCTGTTGGCGCTCGACCATTCGTCATGCGAGAAGTCAATAAGCCCAACAATCAACAGAAGGCTATTGACGCGTTCTACAATACATTTGAAGCGTTTTTTAATAATGATGTATTTCGCGGTCGTATCTTGCAATTCAGGCGCACTTCTCAGCTGCAAGGCATGGGCGTATCCGCAAAGTCGTTTTTCGGTATGATTGGGAGGCTTACTAGATAATGCCAAATGCAATGGCTTCGGCCGTCTTCGCTGTTATCGCTAAAGACGCTGCGTCCAAGGTTCTTGGAGGCATCGGTAAGTCCATGGGGCGGCTTAAGGGCGCAGCTGGCACAGCATTCAACGCGATCAAAATTGGAGCGGCGGTTGCGGCATCTGCAATTGCTGCGTTCTCAATCGCTGCAATTAAGGGCGCAGCCGAAGACGAGAAGGCAACGATTCGACTTAATGCAGCGCTTAAGGCGCGCGGCTTTGAGCTTGAGAAACTCGGTCCGAAAGTGGACGAGCAGATTAAGGCAATGGCGCGACTCGGATTCACCGATGACGAGGTACGAGATGGGCTAGAAGTCGGATCTCGATTCTTCAAAAACCAAAACAAACTTCTAAAGGCGAACGCTCTTGCTGCCAATATTTCCGCAGCAACAGGCAAGCCGCTTGCAACCGTCATGCTTGCGATCGGCAAAGGCGCGCAAGGAAGTCTTCGAGGGCTTGCCGGTCTTGGCATTGAGGTTAAGAAGGGCGCAAAGCTTACGGACATTCTTACCGCAGGAAACGAGAAGTATCAGGGCATCGCTGAAGAAATTGCGAATAGTACCGCAGGCAAATTCGAAGCTGCGCAAATTCGTGTAAACGAGGCTTTTGAATCCTTCGGTGCAACCTTCTTACCAAAAGTAAGCGAAGCTTTGGATTTTTTGTCAGCGAATGTTTTGCCAAAAGTTGAAGAGGGTCTTGGTTTTCTTTCAACAAAAATTAATGAGACCATTGACGGGCTTGTCGCTCCAGGAGGAATGGTTGAAAGTGTCGGCAAGGTTGCAGGATCAATCTTTGAAGACTTCAGACCAGAGCTTGAGGCGGCTGCTGATGCATTAATTGGACCAAATGGTCTGCTTACTGGCGTAGGCAAACTAATCGGCGCGCTTTGGGGAGATGGCGATGGCGCACTGGCAGGAGCATTCAAATTGCTTGGCAAAGCAATTGAAGCAGCTTTCGCAATTGCAAAGCCATTCTTTGATGCATTGACTTGGC